TATTAACATACACATTAACATTTAAAATATTATTAAATAATTTTGTTTCATTAAACGAATTTATTCATAAATTCGTTTAATGAAACAAAATTATTTAATAATATTTGATATAATGGTACGAAAAAAGAAAAGAACAACTAAAAATTTATCATATGATGAATTATTTAATGAATTAAAAAATATGAAACAAACATATTTATTTGAAAAAAATAAAAAAGAGATGTTTACAAATAAATTTATTGAAACAACTGATACAAATATTGCTAATATTATACATAACAACATGCACTTAATACAAGACAATAAAAAGGAAATGTTAACTTTATTAGAAAAAGTATATAATGAAAAGTATTTGATTCGTGAATTGTTAGAATACGAATTAATTAATTATGAACCAACAGAAAAAATAGAGAATGTTGATCAATTAATAGATAAAACAAAAGAAATATTAAAACGATATCAATGGAAAGTTGGTGGAACTAAAATAGAAGATGATAATTGGATTGTTTTGGATGATACATCAAAACAATTTGTTATTGAAAACGAAAAAATTTTGATGAACACAATAAGTCCCGATGATGCAATAGAAAATGATTTTTTGATTTTTATAAATAGAATATTAATATTAATAAACAAATATACAACTAAAATTGAAGTAACATTGAAATTGAAAGAATGTTATGATTTATGTTGGATACTAATCATTTTTCCGTTAGAAGACAATATATAATCATCAATTACAATATCTTCATTATGGATTTTATCATGACATGATGAACATAAAATAATAAGATTTGATGGATGATTTTTTAATTTTGAGTTTTTCTTTTGTTTGAATTCTTTTTGTTGAACAATATGATGTGTTTCTAAATTTTCGGAATTTCCACAAATATCACAACAATGTATAAATTTGTTCACATTATATTTTGATGTTTTTGTTGGAACAATGGAATTTTCATGAATTAATTTATCTTTAATTATTATTGCCTGATTAATGAATTCTTGATCATGTATAATATGTTTAGCAACAATAATTCCATAAATTGGTTCACCAGTTCCTTCTCGTAATTTTCTGTCATAAATTAATAAATCATTTTGTTTATCATATTCAACATGAATATGATATGCTTTAATATTTGTAATATTTTTTATTTCTTCTAAATTTACTAATTCATGAAGATGTGTAGCAAACATAAATGATGAATGTGTTTGTGATAAACGTATGATAGTTGAAGCAACCAATGAATTTCCAGAAATATGTTCTGTTCCTCTGCATACTTCATCTCCAATAACCAGTGTTTTAGGACTTGTTCTTTTTAATATAGCATTTAATTCTACCATTTCTAATGAAAATGATGATAATCCTCTAAAAATATCATCAGAGCCAGTTATTCTGGTATATAATGACTTATATGGTGAAATTTCATATGATTCTGCTGGTACATAAAATCCAGCTTGTGCTAATACAACACTAAGCCCAATTGCTTTCATTAATACAGATTTTCCGGAACTATTTATTCCATAAATTAACATTCCTTTCAATTCATTACCTAATTCAATGTCATGTGGTGTATATTTGTAATCAATAATTCGTTCAACAATAGGATGTCTTAATTTTGTTGTTTTAATATATCCATGATCACTCTCAACAATAATTGGTTTAACATAATTATATAAATCAGCTATTTTGCATACTGTTTTTATATAGTCAATTTGTGTTACGATTTGATTGACAGTTATAAACTCATTATGATAATCAACGTATATTTTTTTAATTTGTTCAATATAATACTTTTTTGTAAGATCATTAATATTTTCAAGTAAATCAATTGTATTTTTTATTTTATTTTCATTAATAAAAATTTTTGTTGTTTTTCCCAATGATAAAAATGATAAATTTTCATATTCTTTTAAATCTTCAATTTTTTCCTTTAAAATTTTTGCTTTGATGTTACTTAATGAAATAAAATAACCTTTTTTAGAGTTTTTTCTTACTGTTAATCCTTTCCCAACTAAATTTGTTAATTTTTCCTTTATTTCAGCAATTTGTGTATGTCCAACATCCAAATCTTCAAATAATTTATCTAAATCGGGATAAATATCATTATTAAAAATCAATGTTTTAAAATCATATGTTATATATTTTGATAATTCTGTAACATTGAATATATTTTTAATATAATTAATAATTTCCTTTATTTTATTTAATAAAGTATCAATATTATTATTCTGAATTAAAAACAAAAGTTTTTCTGTTTTAATGTATTGTAATAATTCTATAATATTGTCATAACTAGAAATGAATAAGTTTAATTCATATGGTTTAAGTAATCCCAATCCAAGTTTTCTTTCCATTCTTTCAATATCTTTAATTGATTCCAAGTATGGTTCAATATTTTTCCAATAGGACATAATTTTTTCTACACAATCAAAATGTTTATCTAACGAAATCTTATCAATTAATGGTGATAATAATCTTGATTTGAGAAAACGTTCTCCTAAACTTGTTGATGTTTTGTTTATTATTGCAAATAAACTATTTTCTTTTTCTTTTTCTTTTTCTTTTGATGATTCTAAAATATTCAATTGATTAATAGCATTGTTTCCTAAAATAAGATGATTATTGTTATCAAATAATATTGGCTTTTGTAAATTATTTAATAAATCTTTGTTTTTATCATTAATAAATTCAATTAAATAAACAAATGATAATAATGCATATGGTTTATTTTCAAGATCTAAATATTCAATTGGTGATATTAATGATTTTTTATAAATTAATGATAATAAATCAGTTTGATAAGATAACTTTTCTGCTTTTTTATGAGGATGGATAAAGTCACATTTTCCCTTTTCTATGTTAAAATAATTTAAAATAAATAATTCATCTTCTGATGTACAAATAATAAGTTCTCCTTTGTATTGTTGTATAAATCTAAATGATTCATCTAATGAAAAATTTATATCAACATTATCTGAATATGCTTCATGAATTATTATATTATTTGTGGAAAGTTCAATACTTGTCATTCCACAACAATATATGTCATTTCCGTTACGTTGTGGTTCTTTTGTAATATAAATACATGTCATAAAACTATCGTTTTTCCGATCAGTATTTTCAATATATGTTCCATATGTATATGTATTTGTTATGGCACGTTCATCGCCATTACCATCAATAACAACAACATTATAATAGTTATCTAATAGAATTTCAAGATATTTTGTTAATGATACAACTGGAAATCCTAACATATATGGGTTAGTTTCAGATATTTCTACAATACTTTTATTTCTTCGTGTTCTTATAACATTTAATAACTGTGAAACTGCTAATAAATCTGGTCCTCGTGTTGTTGTTGCATATGCTTCATAAAATGAACCAACTTGCATTAATACAATTGTTTTTATACCACATTTTTTTTTATTAGTTTCATAATAGTTAATGTAAATGTCAAATATTGAACCCATTGAAAATATTATATTAATACTATTAATATAATATTTGTTTTTATTATTTATGTTAGTTATGTTTTATGTTAGTTATGTTTTATGTTAGTTATGTTTTATGTTAGTTAATTAATATTTTATGAAAGTTTAAGTTTGTTTTTAATAAATTTTTTAGTATAATGAACAATGATAGGTTCATTTTCAACAAGAGCATACCATTTTATTCCAACTTCATTGGTTATTTTTGTAAGTAAATGACGCATTTGTTCCATTCCCAAAATATTTTCTTCAATATATGTTGCTTTTTTTTCAATATCTTCTTCACTATCATTACAAATTTTATTACTATCAATATCTTTTTTATTTTTAATAACGGATACTTTATCGCCAGATACTTTAAAATATTTTAAAACAGAACATAATTCATCTTCATAAAGCCATTTATCAAGAATACGATAAAGTAGATATTTAGTTATTTTTTGTTGTAATATATAATTATCATGTGTTATATCAACATCATTATATGCCAATTTAACAACAGGAAATTTAATTTCAATTTCTGGATCGGTAGAAATTGTTGTAGTAAATGTTTCAACCGGAATAAGAGGAGATGATGGTGATAATGTTATAGAAGAATCGGATGATATATAGAGATCAGATGATTCTGGAAGTAATAATAGACTCATTATATTATAATGTAAGATTAATTTTTTTTTTTACATATTCAATAAAATTATATAAAAAAGCATTTTTAAGTTTCAATGTTGTATGAATTGTTAAAAAGTCTTTTTTTTCAATCAATCGTGTTAAAAATTTTACAATTTCATCAACATTTAAAAATGTTTCAATAACAAAATTCTTTCTTTCTTCTATGTGATCAGTTCCTTCATATTTTTTAGTTATAATGATATTATCATTTTGAACTCCAATATTTTCTTTAATTTCATTAAATAAAACATTTATACGATATTTTGTATTTTCTATAAAAAAATTAACAAATCTCATATCAAGAAGTTTTTCATAATCATCATTTTCTATAATTTCAAGTGCTTGATTTACAACTCGTTCTTTTGTTATCATATGCAAACTATTGTTTTTTTCTAACCAACCTAATAAATCACCAAATAAATGTATTTCATACATTAATAAAAATACATTTGGTGAATAATAGAAGGTTGGTATCAATTCTTTCGGTTTATCTGATTCTGTTTTAATATCGCATTTCTTCCAATATTTTTTATCAATACTTGATGGTATTGATGCACATGAATTTTCTGTTATTTTTATTTTTTTTAGTAATGTTGGATGTATATATTCTTCATTTTCTTTAAAACATTTCGTTAAACATTTTGACATTTATATAAATATGTTATTAAATAAATTTTAATAACATATATTTTTTCATATGAACAAATATGTTATGAACAAATATGTTATGAACAAATATGTTATTAAAAACTATTTTTCAATAACATATTTATATAATAATGGATGAAGAAATAATAAATAATGTAATAAATGTAATGTTTCCATTTATATTACAAACAGAAAAAATAATGTTAGCACGATATCTAATTTTATTAGTTAATATAATTTCCATATATTTCAATATTGATATATTAACATTAAAAAGGAGAATGAGTGAAAATATGTATCGTGAATATAGATGGTTATTAACAATATTTCTTCCACATATTAAATCGGATACAAAAACAATCCAAACATTATCAACATTATTTACACAAAAGAAAAAAGATGTTGATATTAATAAAGAAGAGCCAGAATATGTACATACAACAATACAATATTCATTATATTATGGTAGAAATGAAAACTATAAAGAAGTTGAGTTAACACAACATTTTTTAGATCAAAATTTTTATTTGTTTGTTGAAACAGTTAAAATATGTTCCAATAAACTATGTATTAATTGGTATGATGTTTTACCATTATTACAACAAAATGATTCAAATAAAATAACAATTGAAAGACAATTAGAAAATGCTTTTAATAATCACACATTGGCAGATATTGATTCATCAAAAGATTGTAATTTAACATTAACAAATGATCAAATTATTGAAAATGTTAAAAACAAAATGAATGGAATAGTTATGGATGATATTTATAATATATTTGCAAATGATTTGTTTTATGATATTGTGCCAGTAAAATTTTTGATATATGATATACAATGTAGAATGATGATTGATGCAGGTATATTTGAAGATAATGAAATTCCATTATTATTTGCATTATTAAATGTATTTACAGATACAATACCATATTGTTCTAATAATTATGAATGGAATCAATTGACTGATTTTATTAAAGAAAAACAAGAAAAAAAATGGGAACAGTTCATTAAATTTGTTGAAATGGGAGAAGGAGATGAAGATATAACACCGGAAGGATTGAAAAAATTAGCATCGGGATTAATTTTTTCATTTGAAAATGATTATTATAAAAAAAAACAAAAGGATGTTATTGGTTATTTTCCAATATTATTAGAACAACAAAAAGGAGACGAAGATGAAGAAGAAGATGATGAGGTTAAATTTTCTGGTATTGAAATAAAAGGAATTATACCAAGTTTGAAATCAATAAAGTTTATGTATATGTATGATCATTTACTTATATCAATACAAAAATTTTTACATACATTTTATGGAAAAGAATTTTTTACATATATTAAATCAAATGATGATCCTAACAAATATGTTTTAGCAATTCGATCAGAACCACCATGTATTGATATTATTACATTGGGATCACCACCAAATACAACAAATATAATTGTATCTTACAAAAATTTGTATAATTTTTCAAAATCACTAGTTCATTATGTTGAAGATGGAAAATTTAAAGAATATTCAAAGCACTGGTGTTCATTAAATAAAGAACAAAAAGAAGAAATTTTAAAAAGATTGAATGGAAAATATACAAATGTTACAAAATGGTTTAATCTACATAGATATATTAAAAAAAGAATGCATACATGGAATGAACGGAAAATTAAAGAATTTAATGTAAATATTTATGATGGATTAATGGGAAAAATAGCAGAAATACTTATTCGTGTTATGATTAAAAAAGGAATTTTATCACAATTCAATCCTGATAAAATGTATAAAACATGGAATGTTAATCATACAATGAAAGATGAATTAAAAGATAATTGGGATAAAATAAAAAATGGATATTATTTTATGACAAATAAAAAATATGAAACAGAAAAACAATTATTTGATTTAAAAATAGAAAAAAATAAAAATCCATGGTATGCATTAGATTCATTTAATTGGATTTCCCAAATTGGTTTTTGTCATCATTTTATCAATAATCGTGTCATGTTTGTAACTGGTGGGACAGGTGTTGGAAAATCAACACAAGTTCCTAAGTTATGTTTATATTATCTTCGTGCGATTGATTATAATAACAATGGAACAGTTGTATGTTCACAACCACGAACAATTCCAACAGTTAATAATGCTAAACGTATTTCACAGGAATTGGGATTATATAACGAGTTTGTTGATACAAAACAACATAAAATAATAAAACAAAAAGAAGAAATAAAAGAAGATATAAAAGAAGATATAAAAGAAGAGGATAAAACAGATTGTTACGTTCAATATTTATCACAAGAAAAAAAGTCACAATGTAGTAAGAAGCATTTTGGACATAAATTAACAATCATGACAGATGGTATATTAGTTAATTCAATATTAACTAACATTATGTATAAAAAAAAATATAAAAATGAAGCAGATATTGTTATTGTTGATGAAGTACATGAACATAATAAAAACATGGATTTAGCATTAACACATTTACGAACAACAATGTTATTAAATAATTCAATAAGAGTATTATTATTGTCAGCAACATTAGAATCTGATGAACAAAAATATAGAAGATTTTATAGAATTGTCAATGATAACAGAAAATTTCCATTAAATCTAAATATAAAAGAAAAATTTATTGATCGTATTGTTGTTGATAGACGATATAATATAACACAACCAGATGTTCAAACATTATTTAAAATTACAGATTTGTATGAACCCAAAAAGAAAGTTACTGATATAATAAAACAAGTAAAAAATACAAATGGAAATATACTTATTTTTGAAGCAGGCGAAGCAGATATTAAAAGAACAATAAATGAATTAAAGCCCGTTGTGTCATCTGATACATTAATATTACCATTATTTGGTAGAATGAATAAAGATATTAGTCAATATATCAGTAATATTGATCAATATAATATTTCTGAAATTAAAATAGAACAAGATAAAATTGATGATATTGTTAATTTTACAGATATTTCTGTATTTAAAGAAGGAAAACATTCTTATACACGAGTTATAATTGTTTCTACAAATATTGCAGAAGCATCAGTAACATTAAACAATTTGCGTATTATTATTGACAAAGGGACAGAACGAGTAAATATGTATGATTATAAAACAAATGGATCAATATTGATGGATTATAACATATCAGAAAAAAGTAGAATACAACGAAGAGGAAGAGTTGGACGAACAGCTGATGGAACAGTTTATTATTTGTATAATCAAGGAGCAATGGAGAAAAATAAAATTCAATACAAAATTTCACAAGAAGATTTAATGTTATTACTTCTTCAATTGTTAAAAAAACAAAATGATAAAAATGTATTAATATCATATTCTCCAGATGATTACATAAATAAAAATAATTTTCATGATAATATTCCAGAAAGTTATCAAAATATTTACAAAGAACAATTTATGACAACAGAAATTTTATATTCATATTATGGTGTTAACGAATTGTCACATTATGAAAACTTAGTTGTTGAAACAAGTTTTCCAATTTATGAAACAGGATATGATTATAACAAAATTTATGATAGTCGTGGAAAATTTTATTTGATACATCCAGAAGAACCATCAATAAAACGAAACATTGGAGGAGACATTGTTGGGATTGAAGAAAATGCTAAATATGATATTGAATATAAAAAGAAAAGAGAAGTTGGAACAATACGATCAAAAAAAATAGAAACATTTGTTGCATCGTTAATAGATTATTCATATGTAGTACATACATCAGAAACATATGAAAAGACATTATTAGGTGAACAAATATTAAATTTACAAGAAAAATTAAAAATGTTTGATAATCACAATATTGTTCGTTTATTGTTATTAGGTACACAAAGTAGTATTAATCATATTTTAAGATTATGTGCTTTTTTAAACTTAAACGATTTTAATATTTTGAATTATTTAACAGAAAACAGCAAAATGGTATTAAATACTTTTAATAGATATGATAATGATAGTGAAAATTTACTTGATATGTTGAATAATCTTCATAAATATATTAAAACAAAGACCAATAAAGAGAATATTGTTGAATTAAAAGAAACACAATTAACATTGTTTCATGATGAAGAAGATGAAAATTATATTAAATATAAATATAATAATAATTTAATTATTGATGAAAATAATCATGATATAATTATTGAAGATATTAAACAAGAATGTGAAGAACAATTAAAAGATACAAAGATACAAACTAGTATAACAGAATGGTGTACAAAATATCATTTTAACAATGATAAAATAAATCAATATATAAAACAACACATTAATATAGCATTAAATGTAAATATAAACAAGAACATATTTGATAATGCAATATCTTCAATTAATTCTATTTATTCAAAAAGATATACATTAAAAGAAAGTTTAATATTAAGTTATCCTAAAAACATAGTAAAACATATTTCAGGGACATCATTATATACTTCAATATATTTTCCATTAACATATAATTGTGTGGGAATTGAAACAGATTATAAGAAAAAGTATTTAGCTACATTTGTAGAAAAACAATATTTGTATAATTATATTTTATACATTGGTAAAAATGTTGAAAAATCAACAATTACAATGATACATTATGTTTCATTAAATGATTTGAAAGTATTGAATAAAATATTAACAAAAGAGAAAATACAAAAAATAATAACAATTGATGATAAAAATAAGTCATTGTTTCGTGCAATTGTTCCAGCATTAGAAAAAACAAAATATAATATTGTTTTTGAGTTAGAAGATATGTTTTAAAAAAATTGAAAAACACATATTTTAATGTATTTATATAATAAAATTTATAGTGTAGGGAGTTTTTGAAAATATAAGGGAGTTTTTGAAAATATAAGGTATTTTCAAAAAATGGAATGTTTTGTTGAGGTGAAAGTAAAAGATATTGAATCTAATATATTACAATTACATAAATCATTTGGATTATACACTTATTCTAAATTAATTGAAGGTGAAAATATACACGATGATATAATAAGACAAGGAAATGGAATTATTATACCATATGATAAATCTACATATTGCGTTGTAACATGTTTTCATCTTATTGGTGATCATTTTGATCAATTGAATGTTTTTATAACAAAAGAAACTGAGAAAGAGAAAATTGATGTAACATATGTTGGATCATTTCCTTTATTAGATATTGCTGTATTAAGAGTAAATGGAAGTATTGATTTCAAGCCAAGCCATAGTGATAAAAGTAAACATGTTATTGTTTTTGATAGCAATAAAATACAAAAAAAATATTATGTAGAAAATGATAAAATTGTATATTATAATCCTTTTATGAGGGATTGGGAATGTTATCAATTTCCATTTTTAAGAATACAATTACATGACATGGATACTATAACTAATTTTCATGGATTTAGTGGTTCTGGAATATTTGATAATAATACTTTATGTGGAATGATTTATGCACATAAAGTATGTGTATATACAGATAAACAGATTCAATATTTGGATGCTATACCAGAAGATATATTAATGTTATATATACAGAGGATATTAAATAAAGATATTGTATTATTTTCATTTTCATTCAGAAAATTTGAATTAGCTAAATATATTGATGAAAAAACAGACAAAGAATATAAATGTATTGTTTATTCCAATGATGAAGATAAACAATCATTCATTATTAAAGTGAATGATAATAGTTTAGATGAAGATGGTAAAATGTCTTGTTGTTTAAGAAGTAGTTATAGAATATTTCCAGATGTATTTATCATGTTGAATAATTTACATAGCATTGTTTTTGAGTATATTATTGTTAAACAAAACAAGAAAAAACAAACAGAAACAAAACAAACAATTGTTACAGAAACTGTTCCATATAATGAAAAAACTAATAAAGTATTTTTATATTGTAATGGAAATCTTTTTACAAATTTAACATTTAACAAATATCATGTGTATGGATTAAATGATATAACAGAACAACATATTGAAATTATTTCACAAAAACAGATTATTGTATCAGATATTTTTTCAACTGTTTCCTTATTACATAAATTTATTCTTAATAAAATAATGAATAGGAAAAAAAAAATAAAAACAATAACCATAACAATTATAGATTCAACAGGACAAACATTTGATCGTGATATTATTTTATGAAATTTTCATAAAAATTATGAAATTTTCATAAAAATTTCATAATTTTTATAAGAATTTCATAATATAAATTTTATTTATGAATTATATTTTCAATATTATCAATTAATGAATCAAGTTGTTTATCTGTATATTTTTCGTTAATCCAATCATTGATATCAATTTTTGATTTTTTCAATAAATTGTCACGAAGATTAGTTATATTAGCACTGTAATCACGAATCATATTACGAAACGACATTTGTTTTTCTTGTATTTTGTAGATTAATTTTTTTACTAATTTTTTACGTGGAATATCAGCATAAGTTAGTCTCATATCAGTATACCAAGTAGACCATACACCACAAAAGCCTTGTATATCTCCAACTTTTGATGATTTATGTTCGCGAACATCAAAATATTGAAAACCAATTTTTGGAAGAAAATTATCTGGTGAAATGTATGTGATATTGTAAGATTTAAATTTTTGTTCCAAAATAGTATTCAATAATGATGGATTATACATATAATCAAAACTTGCTGATAAACCATGCGGTTCAAATCTTTCTATTTCTTTTAATTTATTATCATAAATTAAATAATTGGAATGATTTCCATCTTTTGTCATAATTCCCATAGGAATAATAACAAATCTTTTTTTACAATTTATAATACTATCAATAAAACTATTAACATACCATATTTGTTGATTTGCCCATATTAATTCAAATTGAATTAATTCACATTTACTATTAATAATATATTGGTGTGACCTAAAAAATTTACAGGCATTTTCATGACTTTCATATACTTTTTTTATTATTCCATCTGCTATTGTAGAATGTTTTTGAAGTAAATATAATAATCCCATTAATATATCTAAAATAACACCAGAATATGTACAATATGTCACAAGTTTATTTTCATATAAATCAATACATACTTTATTTTTCATTACGGGATATGTTTTTCTCTTACAACTATCAGTAATTTCTTTTATTTTTTTTTTGTTTTTTTGATTTTTTTGATTTTTTTGTTTTTCATATTCATTAATAAGTTCATTTATTTTATCACGAATATTATTTTTACATTCATTAATATTTTCAAAACATTTATTTTCCCATTCTAAAAACCATCCTTCTTTTGTTTTTTTTAATCTATTCATATAACTTTCAATTACCATATCAATAAATTCTTGTTTGTCACTATTTTTTATTAAATCATATGCTGATTGATTATTTTTATTTTTTAACAATATATCCAACCTTTTTTTAACAAGAAAATTTTTATATTGTTTCCATAAATCAAGCCCAACAATATAATGTAAACATGTATTACCATCATCATTTTGAAATAAAAAATCTGTTTTTTCTATTAATCCATCAATATATTTTGTATTTAATTTTTTATCAAAGACAGACATTAATGGAATATTGAGATAATCAAAATCCCATAAATTAACATTAACAGATTTTTTAATAATCATTTCAAAAAATTTATAATTATCAGATTGTATTGAATAAAACAAAGGATTACATCCAATATAATCCTGTAAATCCATATTAGCATTCATATTATATAACAACATGAATGTTTCATAGTCATTATTTTCTGTTGCTATTGTTATTGCTGTTTTACCTTCCCATTCTGTTTGTTTATTAACATCACATTTATTATCTATTAATAATTTTACTAATGTTGGTTGTCTAATATTACATGCAATATGAAGTGCTGTTTCACCAAATTTTGTTATAGCATTTATATTTGTTATATATGGTAAAATAAGATTACATATATTAACAGAACGCGTAAATATTGCAATATGTAATGAATTGTATCCCTGTCCTTCACAGTAATTAACATCTGATGAATGTTCTAATAATTTTTTAATAGCATATTCATGTTTAAAATCAATAGCATAATGTAATGGAATTAATTTTTTAGAATCATAAAGTTTAGTGATAGTAACACCAATATTTGTTTCGTTGTATTTTAAAATCAAATCAATTATTTTAATGTAGTTCATTTTAATTGCAGTGTATATTAAAGATTTTCCATCTTTATCAAATATATCCAATCTTGCATTTTTTTTAACTAACACTTCAAAGACATCTGGTCTATTTAACATTACAGCATATGTTAATAAATAATTTTCTTGATTATCTTTAACATCAATATCAAAATTTTCATCCGTTTTTTCTATTGTTTTTATGAATTCATCATATTCATGTAATTGTAACATATTAAATAAATTAACATAATTATCCTTATTAAATGAATTTATATTTGTTATACTCATCGTATATACTTTATTTGTATATTTTATTTATAAAAATATTCAAATATATATGTGAATATATATTTGAATATTTAATTTGTTAATGAATTAATGATATAATAAGTCACATTGAGAATGATATTTTTTTTATCAATATGGTAATCACGAATTAGTGCCATTGCATCTGCATATTTGAATAACCCAATATTTCCAATTTCTTTTTTTTGAGTAATGTTATTTTCATCAACAACAGGATTTTTATCAGATATTATTTTTGCCAAATAATAGATATGTCTGTAATTAATGCCATCTGTTCCTGTTATATTTTCAACAATTGGTTTAACATTTGTTAATATTTCAATATCAGAATATGTAAAGCCTGTTTCTTCAACAAATTCTCTTTTAGCACATTCAATATCTGATTCTTCCCGTAATCTTCTTCCTTTAGGAAATCCCCATTCAGGAATAACATATTTACTTTTAATATGTGAAACATAATATGATAATGGAATAATATTAATATCATCATTTTTTTTAAGTTTCATGAAATTTTCTTTTGATTTTTCAAATTCAATTTCTGATTTTCTTTTTAGTTTTTCATCTTTTTTATTAGTATCAAACCAAAATTCACTCCAAAATTCTTCAAATGTTTTTTCTTTTTTTAATTCTTCAATTTCATAATTCATCATCTGTTCAAATAAAAATATTATTCCAACTGCATTTCCCGGTTCATAATGTCCTCGTATAAATTCAGAATATCCTAATGAATGTCTTCTGCTAATTAAAAGGAAGTAAATATTATTGATATATTTTCCAAATTTTTTTACATCATCAATTGTATTAACTGTTATGTTACAACATGATGTTATATCAATACCATCACCACTGCCATCATAATTTATATTTTCATCTATATCTATTTTGAATGCAGGTTTGTTATTATCAATTTTTACAGCAATTATTCCATAACTTATCGTAGGTTCTGGACAATGTTTGTAATCATGCCCTAATTTTCCACAATTATGACATGTAAAATTTTTAGGAAAATCATACATTATTATTAAATTTTTTCCAATTTTTTACCAATTTTTTATCTAACCTATTTTAATTTGATATATTTATTTATGCTTTATAACGTAAACATATATATTTTCAATTTTATTAATTTATTCTCTTTTTGTTTTTTCTTCATTTTCTTCACTTTCTTCACTTTCTTCACTTTCTTCACTTTTTTCACTTTCTTCACTTTCTTCACTTTCTTCACTTTCTTCACTTTCTTCACTTTCTTCACTTTCTTCACTTTCTTCACTTTCTTCACTTTCTTCACTTTCTT